GCAGGCCACGCTGTGGCCTAGATCGGCTTGCGTGAGTGGCAAGCTCGCGCCGGCGCTTGGGATGCTCTGGTCGTCCATCTGCCATTGGTAGGCATACGACACCGGCTCGCCCTGCCAGTTGCCCATGGTGCACGTCGCCGTAGCGCCATTCTGCTGGACATACGGCACGTCGACATTGACGGGCGCTGAGGTTGCGCCGCCGGTCCCGCCGTTGCCTTCGGTAGGTGGCGCCGGTGGCACCTCCGGGTCGGTCAGCTCGTTGCTGGGGTCTTGCGGATCGAGGCCCATCTGGACGAGGCCAGCGTCGCGCAGCGCTTCGTTCTGCTGCAGCTCCTCGTAGACGCCCATGGCGCCGGCGCGTGCTGCGCTGTCAGGCTCCAGCACCACCTGGGCGCCCTGCATCCGCAGCGCCACAGCCTCGGGATCAGGCGGCGGTGGCAGGTTGGCGGCCGCGGCGGCATCGATGATGGATTTAGATACGGTCGTGGTCATGGCTGGGCCTCCTCTGCTGTGGCGATGGAGAGCGCGTCCAGATTGCCCTGCATCGAACGGGGATTGATGCCGCCACGCGCGGCCTTGGCGACCAGCCCACGCCGGTCCAGCGTCATCTGCGGCCCGAGCGACGGGTCGGTGTCTTTCTCGGCCTCACGGCGTGCTGCCAGCAGCTCGGCGAAGGCACGGTCGGCCTCCTCGTCACGCTCAGCCTTGGCCTGCTTGGCCGCCTCGTAGAGCTGCTCGATCTCGGCGCGCTCGGCCTCCGCGGTTTTCTCGCGCTCCGCGGCCTCGGCCTTGGCCGCCTCCAGCACCGCCTTATCGTGCTCTGCCTGATCGCGCTCGCGCTGCAGGCGGCCTTCCTCGCGGATCGCATCGAGCTTGCGCTCCCGCTCCTCCTGCTCGGCCACGAATTCGGTGCGGCGCTTCTCGGCTGCCGCCGCGGCATCCTCAACCGGATTGGCCGCCGTGGACTGCTCTGCCATGTCATGTCTCCTGCATAGGAAGGCGCCGGCTGAGTTGCCCCAGCCGGCATAGTCGTTACGCTATGGGTCGCCTACACTGGCCGACCAGATCGTATATACACCTGCATCTACTGGAGCTGTCGTATCAGTCGTAGCATCGACACCGAAACGAAGCTTGGCGATACCACGTATTTCTTGAATGCCCACGCCATGCATGAAGTCGTAGTCACGGACGTTCGTCGTTGACTTGGCCCGTTGTGCCCAGGCGATACCGAGCGCCTGCGCGCCGCACAGGAACGACGCTGCGGTGTCGATCGTGCTGCCCCCCGGATCGGTGGTTTTGAGCACCGGCAGTTCCGGGATCTCGCGGACGATCAGGCCGTTCCAGAGGATGTCGCCGCCGGTAAAGAGCGGGTTATTGGCCCCTCTGTCCCAGGCGTATTGCATCGACTGGATTATGGTTGGATCGTTCATCAGATCGCGGAACGGCAGCGACGGCATGAACACCACATACCATTCCTCGTCGTTGTTGACGCGGATCGGCCGGATATGCGGTGAGGCAAGGCGCGCACGCCGCTTGGCAAGCAGCAGCATATTAGCGCTCATCTTGTCGGCCGTGTTGTCCACGGTGGCGAGCGCTGTCGCATAGACGCCGGACACCCCGTTGCTGACCGCAATGCCGAACTGCGTGCGATCGGCGTTGTTGACGAGGTGGTAGTTGCGCTGTGCCGCGGTGGCCGCAGCGTAGGTGAGCTGCGTGTTGGCATCGGCCGTGATCGCACCGAACGACGCGATGATGTCGTTCCGCATACGCTCTTTGTCCCACGTCAGCAGCCCGTCGCGGGCCGCATTGCGCAGGTCGATGACGCTCTTCTGCTCGTCCCATTCAGACACCGCGACGGCATGCCGCAGCACGCCCACGGTGACCTTCAGCGAGCGGGCGTTGAGCAGTTCCTCATTGCCCTCTAGGATCGTGTTGCCGGTGACCCCGGCCCCGATCAGACGCCGCACGGTGGCGAATACGACACTATCGCCATTCTTACGGGTCAAATCGTCTTTCAGCTGGATCATAGAATCCATACTGGTTCCGAAATAACGCGAGAACTGATTTGTACGAACGTACTCGGAAAAGTATTGGTCGTCCCATATAGTTGGGGTTAACCCAGGTCTCGCGGCAGAAATATTCATGTCGGCCATCGCCGAACACTCCTATACTAGGGTTGATCTTGCTCCTTTCGTCGGATCGCGCCCGTAGAGGCTCGGCGGCAGCCACTCACGCCCTTTGCATCGGTCGGCGGCACCTGGGAACGGCACGTAACGCCCGATAAGCCCCGGCGGCGGGCATGCGCGGCACCCTGGATGCCAGCGAATTTCGTGGTATGAAGGCGAGAGCCGGACCGTTGTCAGACGGTCTCCGGCTCTCTGACCAACCGAGCGGGAAAGACACTCGATATGGCTAAAACTCGTTTAGACGATCCGCTGACTGCGGACCAACTCCGAACCCTCCTGGACTACAACCATGAAACCGGCGTCTTCAGATGGCGCAGGCGAGACCAACTCGGGCACTACGCCAGGACATGGAACACGCGGTACGCTGGCACCGTCGCCGGCACGTCACAGCACGGCTACATCCAGATTATGATCAACGGCACTCTGTATCTCGGTCACCGCCTGGCCTTCCTGTGGGTGACCGGCAACTGGCCAGAGTTTGAGGGTGACCACATTGACGGCGACCCGGCGAACAACCGATGGGACAATCTGCGCGATGCTACGCGGTCACAGGGCCTCATGAATACCCGTAGGCGCTCAGATAACACTACGGGCTACAAAGGCGTGTGGCTCGACAAGCGACGCGATCAGTGGGTTGCCAATATAGAGGCCAACGGAAAGAAGCATCACCTTGGCTATTTCCCCACCCCTGAGGCCGCAAAACTGGCCAGAGACGCTGCCGCCGACCTGCTGCACGGCGAATTCGCCAGGAACGAGTAAGGACACCCCCATGAACGATGAACCATTCCTGCCGCATCAGCCGCAACTAATGAGCGCGGTGCGTGCGCGCAATCTGGCGCGACACTTCAAGGGCTTTGCCATCAGCCTGCGCAACGACGGTTTCTCCACGGAGGCTAATCAGGCGGAACGCGATGCGCACTGGTGGCTGAACTATGCGATTGCCCTGTCACAGATCCCACCTGGACGCACCGACGACGACGGCAGGTAGCTTCAGTGCCTGGTGTTGTGCGTCGTGCGCTGGGCCAGAATGTCGTCCAGCGACTGCGGCCCGGTGAACGCGGCTGAACTGCGCGGCAGTGCGCTGCGCGCGTTGGCGAGGCTTGGTGGCAGGTTGGCGACCGGCGACACACGCGGTGCGGGTTGCCCGCCATTGGTGCCTGCCTCGGCCTCCCACTTGGCGCGCAACTTGGCCTCGTAGCCGGCGGGGTCGGTGGTGACCTCGCGGATCAGCCGCAGCCGATCGACCTCCTGCGCCATCCAGCCATACGGATCGGTCTGTTGATACAGCTGGGTATACAGCCGGGGATCTCGCTCGGCGTGCTGCTTGAATTCGGCGATCGCCGCGTCCACCTTCTCCGCGCCCAGTTCCTTCCGCAGCAACAGCTCTGACACATTCAGACGCTCGTTGAGCAGCGCGCCCTGGAACCGGGCATGGTAGCCGGCCGGGTCTTCCGCCGGATTGATCGGCTGATACTGCGACTGGGCTTGCGGCTGAGCCTGTTGCGCCGGTGCCTTCTTCAGCTCCTCGAGCTGCTTGGCCAGCATGTCGCGCTCGGCCTCGAACTTGGCTGCCTGCGCCACGTAGTTCTGCCGCTTGTGCCGTTCGTCCTCCAGCGCCCGCCGCGGGACCACAGGCTCGCCAGGGGTGGCCTCTGGCGGCTCGGCGTCGTCATCGTCCGGCTTCGGCGTCGGGGCCGCTGGCGGGGCCTCCGGCGCCTCTGGCGCCTTGGGTTCCGGCGCTGCTGGCGGTGCCTGCTGCGGCTCCGGCTCGGGGGCGCCAGACAGGAACGCCTCCAACTGCGCGTTGGGTGGGTTCTCGGCCATGGTTATTCCTGTGGTGGCTGTGGCGGCGTTTCCGCCGCTGGCTGCTGCTGACCCGTCAGCTGCTCGCTGAGCTTGGTGATGATCGTCGCAACGACCTCGTATGGCAGCTTGCTCAGCGCCCTGATGGCAATGCCCCACTCCTGCGCCTCGAGCTGCGCCATCAGCGGCACATTGGGGCCGATTGGCATGGGCCTGGGCGGGCGCATGTGCATGTCCATGTCCCCGTCCATCATGCCGCCCCCGCCGTCAGGGCAACGTGATACCAAGCTGATGAGAGCGGATCGTAGATATTCAGGTTTTTCGTGGCGGTGTTGTAGCAACCGTATGCCGTGGAAATCGCGACCAGGGACGGCGCGGCGGTCGGAGCGCCTGCGATCACCGGATAGGCAGAGACAAATCCCGTGGTGGCATTAGACACCAACTCGATGTTGGCCAGAGCGAGGTTGCTGGTCGGCACATAGATGCGCCCTGGCGCCGTGGCGGTGCCGCCCTTCAGGGCCACGCTTGCCGTCACTGTCACATTATCATCGAGCGCCTCGAAGGCTGGCCCGAACGTGGTGTTGATCGTGGTCACCGCTGAACCGGCGCCGAGCACGGTGCGGTCGTTCACGTCGAGGTGCAGCATGTCGAGGAACGCTGAGCCGGCGTGGTTCTTCCCCATGAAAGCGGCACCGGTCAGGGAATTGTTCTCGATGCCGTAGCTGGCGGGGTCGCCGCCGAAATAGTTGTGCAGCACCAGAATGCCGCCGGCCGCCTGCGGCTCGACCCATTGCTGCATGATGCGCTCTGTGGCCACCGTCTGGTCGGTATAGCGCCACTGGTTGATCTGCGATTTCGAACCAACCGACAGCGTGGTGGCAAAGTTGCGTTGGCCGACATCGAACGCCACCTGGCTGGCGCCATCAGGCGACTGGAACGCGATGTTCCATAGGAACGACGCCGATGCGCGAACGCTGGTGGAAGCAATCGTGCCGACGTTGGCACTGAGGTTGTAGGTGCCGGTCGTCCCTGTGCCGGTGCCGAACGAAGTGATGGTGGTGTAAGCGGTGCCGTCCACGCCGGTCGCCTGCAGGCGCATGCCAACTGCGAACGTGCCCAGGCTCACCGCGCTGACCGTCATTACGGTGCCGCTAAAGCTCGCGGTGGCGAGGACAGTGGAGCCATCGAAGATGTTGTTGGAAAACGCGATATAGTTCTGACTGGTATTTGGCGCGACCTTGAAATACCCGTCATGCAGTGTGCCGCGCACCGACGAGCCGGCATTGCCGGTATACCAGTCATACTCGTTCTGTAGCCGCACGTTGTTGTAGATACCGGTGGTGTGCGGGCTGTCGACGCTGACGCTGCCAAAGGCGCCGGTCTGGCAGTTGTCGGCACCGGCTACGGCATAGGCGCCGACAGGGAAGCAGACGCTGGTGGCTGATTGGCTCAGCGAGAACCCGCTGACGGCGGTATGGTAGGTATTGGGGGTGGTCACTGTCGCGGGCAGCGTCAGCACGCCCTCGATCACGTTGAAGGTGTTCCGCGGCGGCACATTCAAGACCATGCCGTAGATGTCGACCGCGGCATTCGGGCCGTAGATCGCCGAGAAGCCCCAGCCCGGCACGACAGGATTGGCTGCCGTGTTGTTCCAGATCTGGGAGCCGAACCCCAGTTTCAGCAGGGGCGCCGGTATCTCCCAGGCGCTGACCGGTTCGTCAGGAAACTGTGCGATGACGGTGTCATAGGGCTTGCCACCGTTCCTGGCTGAGCCATCGACGCTGTTGCCGTCCGCCACCAGGCCAGCAGCCACCAGCGCGTCCATCGCGGCGATGTTCTCGCGCATGGTGCGCCCGCCGCCGCCGCGCGCCACTGCGCGGGCGTAGCCTTCCAGCACGACCTGCGGGCCGCGGGTTGCTGCCATGACTGTTGTCCTCGTTTATGTGTTGGTCAGGCGATCGACTGCGCGCCCGGTTCGTCTGGCGAACGCGCAGCGCCGCCCTTCGGCCTCACCTGTGGGAGTGGTTCTTGGCCGTCAGTTGAGCCGCAGCAATTCGACCGTGTAGCCCTCGAGCGTGATGCTCTCGGCGCCAGCGGTCAGTGTGCCCAGAAAATTAACGTAGCTCACTGCAGCGGTGTTGACCGTCAGGGTGGCGATGCCTGGCGTGCCGATGCCCCACGTATTGGTGTTCGCCGCGAAGAATTTCTGCGCCGCCACCGAGTTGGCGTTGCGGATCATCCGCATATCATTGAACGTCAACTGAGTGGTTATCGTCTGGTTGATGACGTTGCCGGGGCCGACACCGGCGGTATTGGAGAATGTCACAGCCGCGTTCTTGGTGGCGGTGCCGGTGAACGACCACAGCGTGGTCACCCGCAGTACGCCGTTTGGCCCCATGGCCCCAGCGGGAATGGGAACGACCTTGAAGGCAAACTGCACTATGTCCCCGGTATGCGAAATCGCCGCGTTTGACTGATCGATGATCTTAACAGCGTTGGTTGACATCATCGGGTCGTTGGCGGCGCCGCCGGTCTCCGTGGTGCCGTCAGCGGTGTTGTTACCTGACGGGAAGGCTCCGGCGAGCACATCGGCGCGCACCTTGGCGGTGTTGGCCTCCAGCGTGTTGGCATAGGAGCCACGGATGGCGCGCCCGGTGTCGGAGCCGGGGTCCACGATCACCTGGGCGCCGCGGCCGGTTGCTGTTGCTGGCATTGGCTATGCTCCCGTGCGGGTTGGTGGTGGCGGATTGAGGATGGCGTGGACTTCGGCGGCTTTCTTCACACTGGCCATGTGGAGATCACGCGCACGCGCGGCCTCTGAGGCTGCCTTGAGCCGCTCGGTGTCGGTCTGCGCCTGAGTGTGCTGGACATCGGCCAGGCCCTGTGCGGTCGCCACAGGGTCCGCAGGAGGCGCCTGCTGCATGAGCTGCGCGGCGTTATCATCGACGTTCGGCTGGCCGTAGGGCGGCGCGCTGAAGTCGGCGTGCATGGTGTGGATCTTGCTGAGCACGTTGACGCCGCGCTCCTTAGCGAGTGCTGCATCAGCAGCGGCCTTGGCCTGGGTGGCGGTGATCGTGGCCTGCGCATGCTGTTGCGCCAGTTGTCCGGCCTGCTGCTGCGCCTGCGCCTGCGCCTGCTGGTGCTGCTTCATCATCTCCAGCAGTTTGTCCTTGTTGCGGAGGCTGGATGCAGCGATGAGGACTTCTCCAGGGATCAGCCCTGGCTGCATGCTCGCCAACTGCACGAGCGACTGGAAGTCTTCGGCCTGGAGCATCGGAATGTCCTGGCCTTCCTCGATCGTAATATCGACATCGAGGTCGGAAATGTCGTTCTCCACCCGAATGACCTGCTGTAGCCGCGGATCGTTGGGCTGCAACTGCATCTGCTGCATCGCCGCGGCGCGCTGCTGCTCGGGCATGCCGGCCAACTCATCCTGCAACGTGACTTGCCGGTTGATGCCGACCCAGCGGACGCTACCGAGGTCGTCAGTCACCCGCACCCATTTACCGGCTGACCAGTATTGCCGCGCGCCCATCCAGATCATCTCGTAGACGTTGCGGCTCCAGAACCGTAGGCTGTCGGCAAGCGGCTCGTTCTGGGCGACGCCGCCGGCCTGGTTGGCGAGGATCGCGCGGCCCGACAGTTCCTTGCTGTCATTGCCCATCATCGAGGCATTGGGCCCACTGGCCTGCATCTCCATCGTCGCGTGTTC